TCTATATCAAACTCTGCATACTCTTCTAGGGTTTTACCTTGGCGTTTAGCTGTGTCTGTAAGTTGTTCAATTTTATTCTGACTAAATGCTTTGTTAAGAACTTGTCTAATTGTCTTTCTAGCTTCACCAGAACTACGAGCTGTATTATCAACTTGAACATTACTTAGTAATGATCCAGTAGTACCCTCTTGAGAACTCCAGTCATCTCTTATCTTTTTAACATTATTTTTAACTGTTTGAAAAGTCTCATTTGATGTAGCAGTTCCTTGCCATGGATCAGATATTTTGTTGTTTTTAAAAGCACCATACTCTTTATTTTTTACTTGCTCTTTTGCTTTCTGAACTTGCTGAGAGTTAACACTCTTGTTTCTATTCTTCCACTGTTCTTCAGCAGCAGAGATAACTTTCTTACCTTTTAGCTTTGCACCTTTAATGGTTTGTTGACCAACTTCTGATTTGATGCCGTATTTCAAACCTTCATAGACACCATCAAATACAAGACCAATACCCATCCCCTCGACGACATTCTTAAATGTCTTCATCATGGGATGATCAGTATCTTTTGTAGCTAATGGAGTATCTAAGAAAGGTATCTTTTCTTTCAACATTCCAGAGACGTTATCGTCCTGAGATGTTTTAGATATAAGGTCAAACCTTGCACCACTTAATGCACCACTAGCCAGTCTTGTACTAAGTGAAGCACCTGCTTTAAATACTCCAGTACCTCCAGTAGCAGCTAAGGTGGTACCTACATGAGTAACGCCTCTAACTAATCCGCCCCACCAAGTCTTTGTCTCGATAGGCTTTTCGTCATTAACGAACCAGTCGTCCCACTCTGCTTTGTAACCTTCTTCTGTTTTAGCTTCTTCTCCCATCTCACCAGAAAAGAAGTCAATAATTCTTTCTGGTAATGTTATTAATGAGGAAGCTGTGTCTTGTAAACCACCAGCGACACCAACAGCAGTGTCTTTAACGTAATCACCAAGATCAGGTTTCTCTTGGAGATTAGCTTCAACTTCTGCATTGGTATCCTCTACTTCTTTTTGTGCTCTAATTTCAGCTCTAACTTTTTCTGCTTCTTCGGAGTTCTTAATTGCCTCGGCAGTCTCCTCCTCAGATAATCCCTCTGAGATTCCTATCTCAAGGGATGGTTCATAATCGTTCATTGTTTACCGTAGTAAATATGCTCCTTAGAACGCATTTAAACCGCAGTTAAATGTCGTCTCTTACAAGAGCTTTTTTGTTATAGATGGATGTTTCCTCACCCTGAGATTCAGACAAGATTCTTGCTCTTGTAATTCTGGAAGGGGTTGGTTGAAAATAAATAAGTTTAGATATATTTGGATCTAGTTCTTTCGGTTCTTTTGGTTCCTCTGGTTTGTAGTCTTCTTGTAGATACTTCAGTTGAGATTGTGCTAAGTCGAATGGGCTGATATAAGATCTTCTTGCTACCACTTTAATGAACTCAGGTAAGTCTTTTGTTAGTTTAAGAGGAGTCTGAGACCACTCAAGTAAGTCTTGCTCAATCTCTTTACTTGTAGATATTCTATTCTTCTTCCACTTCCCGCCACCAGCTTGACCCATAGCAACTCGGACACTACGCTCATACGTTTCGTCTCCGTCGTCTTCGTAGTTAGGCTTCATAAGTTTTAAAACTTGATTCTGGTCATTCATGATTGCTTCGACAGCTCTCATACCAGCGTCATATGCATCCTCTGGAGAAGATACTTGTTTACCATTTCTCATGAAATGACGTTGATAAGCTTCATTAAATGCGGCAGTTAAATTGTCGTTTAAAGTTAACCACTCAATAGATTTAATATCATTTTCACCAAACGTGTTTTCAAAACCTTGGTTTGTATATGACTTTATATAGTTAGCTGCTTTCTTCTGCATAGAAGACCCAGGGGTCAATGCGCTAGTTCCAATTATTTTATCTTCGTAGTCGTTGTAGATGGCTGTACTTACGTTAGCTAACTGGAAATCATATACTCCACCTTGAAACCTTATTGCATTATCTAAGTACTGTTTCGCTGCGTCATCATTTAAATGACCAGCTAATGCACTTTGGATCTCATTAGGAACATAACCATTATATTGCTGACGATATTTCTCACGATAGAGGTCCATCATCTGTGACTTCTGATCCTTAGTTAAATCTTCTTTTGACTTAATCAGTTGCACATCAGCAGCTATCTTAGCGTCCGTTAACTCCTCCTCTGCTTGAGTTCCTTTCTCAGCAGCTTTAGCTAATTCTTCTGGTAAGTCAGACCACTCTTTCCATGAGGTCATCGACTTCATAGAACCATCTCTAGCCTTTTCTTCGTGAAGAAGTATAGACATTGCTTCTGGATAGGTGATCTTATTTTCACTAACTAGCTCAATAAGATGCTCCTTAAAAGCAATACGACCTACAGCTATTGAAGTGTTATTCCTTGCTGCATACCTCTTTGCAAAATTATGAGCATTGTTATAACCATCAACAGGGTTAGCAGTAACAAATCCAAATTCAACAGCTCTTCTGTCTGACTCTCGCATTTGTAGTTGATATGCTTCCTCCCTTAGACCAGCTTGTTTTTTTCGTCTTTCGTCGTCGTACTTATCGATTTCAGGTTTTACGACAGTAGCTACCAGAGATTCGTTTAAACCTGAGAACCGCCTAGCATAGTTAAACTTAATCTTTGTATCTAAAGCTGCTTGCTCTGCTGGATTAAGATTGTCACGATGGTATTTTTTTACTCCATCAATCTCGATAAACTCTGTTTCATAAGCCTTATAAACATATTCGTTATAACCTTTAGCTTGTTGTCTTGCATACGATTCAGCTAGAGCATATTGCTCCCAGCCAGCCATCTTACGAAACTCTTGAGCTGTGATACTATCTCCAGTTTCAGCTTCGTACTTATGAGCAAACTCGTCAGCCTTTAAACTATCTGCAAATAAAATATCTCGATCACCTTTGAATACTTCTTCTAATTCAGGTGATACACCTTTAGTTAAGACATCAAAAGCTATTTGAGCTTTCTTATCTTCTCTATGTTTCTCACGCTTTGCTTCAGCAATTCTTGTGATTTCTGTAGATAAGCCTTCTAAGCCTTTCCACATGTTCTGTGTATTTTTAAACCTACGTTCTTCGTTAGTTTCTAGTTGTCTCAGATAGTTATCTTCTGAAGCTTGTATCTTACGATTAGATTCAGCCTGTTCAGGAACTACGTCTACTATCTCTTCTGGATCATACTGACCAGGCTCGATATTATAGTTTGGAATTATCATTACCATACTCCTGGGTCTGTGAATGTTATTGATGGATCAGGTTGTCCATAAGAACCTGAAGGTACTCTGAACCCTGTGTCTCCTCCCTTATAAGTGAAAAAGTCTGAAGGAAGACTATCAGCGAAACCAGGATCAAATCCACCGCCGAAATCATATATTCCACCTACATCACCAGTGAATGCTTGTTTAGTGCTAAGTGCTGGAGGATCTTTTTTAGGTGTATAAGCAGATAATCCGGATTGAGCACCTCCTAAGATTGCAGCTAACATTGCGTTCTGGTAAACAGGTTTTGGTGGTGCTACATCAGGTATTGGTTGAATTGCAACCTTACCAAAGGATTGATTTAACCCTGCCTTAAGTTGTCTATTTATTCCTTCATTAGCATCTTTAGCTAAATACTGTGCCATAGTTAATCCTCTAGTTCTCATCGCTTGTGTCATACCAAAGGCACCCTTATTCATTACTAATTGTCTGTCTACACTTTTACCTCTAATACCTCTTGAAGCAGCAGATACTTGGACTGTTCCTTCATTCGATAACATCTTCTTCCAGTCCTCTTGGTTTTGCAAGATGGCTAAAGATTGAGCATTATTTAATGATAGTTGAGTTTTTGTATAAGCTCTTTGGGCAGCAATATTAGCTAGGTCTACTTCTTGATCATGCTGTACTAACTTTGTTGAATAGAGAGATCTATCTCCCATCCACTTTCTTTCTCTTACTTTTAATTGATGTTGATAATTTCTACTTGCTTGTTTATTAGCGGCTTGCGCTTGCATACCGGAGCTTACTGCTCCTATTGCTGCTGACGCTGCTACGACTGGATCGCACACGGGCAAACTCTATAAAGGATAAATTGTTGGGTCCATGTATAAGTCTTCTCAAAAACTTAAACCCTAAGAATCGAAGTAACTTCAAATGGGCTTTGTTGCGTTCATCAACAATGTTCCATAGCAACTCTTCTTCTCTACTTTCTACAAATCGTCTCGCTTCTCTAGCGAATGTAATTGTATAATCATGGATGGCGGGTGTACATAACATCCATATCTGTCCGTTTTCATGTACTCCAGCAACACCTGCTAATCGACCATCAGGTACTGTGAAATATACGGAGTTTTTATTTAGACAAGCTAAAGGGATAACTTCCATAGGATCATGTCCATGACCCTCGGTAACTTCTCTATAATCATCTGGACGTAAATTTGAGGCTACTTCTTTAGCAGCCTCTAACGTCAATGGATGGATAAATTTAGACACGCGAATAATTATTTTTTGTATAAAAACCTTCCCAAGTCATATTGTGTAATGTGGCTGGGGCTGGGTGTGTTGATTTAATCGTTAAAGATACATTCTTATTACGGTCATATATAGGTATTGTTCTGAATATATTGTCATCAAATATTCCAGAGGTATTAGCTGAGTAGTTATCAGCCGGAGTGACTTCGAATAATTCTGTGTAGTCACTTTTTCCTATACGATTAAGAGTTGACTCATACACTCCAACTGGCCCAAAACCTAACTTAACTCTATGGATAATTGTATTAGCTCTAATATCAGATGTCCATGCGTCACCTGATTTTTTTCGGTAGTAAATCGTTGGTAGATCAACTTGCATAGTAAACTGGTATCCAATTAAAAATGTTTCTCCAGACCAGTCACCATCAAGTTCTAGGTTGCTACCGTTAATAGTTACCTGCCCATACCTACCTAAATTATTATTAGCACTATCTACGTCGTAGGCTACTATTTGATTAGTAGATTCTAACCCTGTAGGCTTTGCTTTTGTAGATTTATTAGTAGTTGCATTATAAGACCAACCACTCGTAGACATTAAGTGATCTAAATGTACTCTATTAGTTGTATCAATAGTGAATGTATTAGCATCCATTTTTAACGCATACTTTAATAGCTGATCTTTATTGTTATTTCTAACTACTACAAATAAGGCATCATCTTGAACACAGTGGTATTGAATATCACCAGTAACAGTCCACTTAAACCATGACGCTAGCTTTCTATTATTGATTTGATCAAAGTATCTATAGCCATATAAGGTGGAACTACCCTCCTCACTGAAGAAAATAATTGAATTTTCTCTTGAGTTAGATATAAGTTTTAAATCCTTTTCAAATAACCTAGAAACTACGGCACTCTGTTCTACAACCTGTGGCTCCCCTTCTCTTAGTACACCAGCCATCTCAAAGAAACGTGAGTACTTACCCGCGTTATCTAGAAATCCAATTGTCGTCCCTAAAGAAATGGGGTTAGTAGTGTAGTTGAAATTATAGGAAGCTATAGCATTAATCTTTGCTGTTTGAATACTGAAGATATCACTATCTGTAGTCAACATGAATTGTTGATTTTTAGTGAATAATACAAGTCCTGTATTGACCTGTATCGCATCGTATAAAATAGCTGGGTATTCTGAACTAGCAGCTATATCTATAGGGTCACTACCTGTAGATGTGATTGCTGAATTAGCAAAGAAATTAAAAAACTTACCTGGTCTTGATAGGATAATATTCTCATCAGAAAGTAGAGCTAATCTATTTCTAAAGAACATCATCTTGGTTATTGGATTACCTATGAATGATGGTTCAGGGTTGGTGACGCTACTTCCTACATAAGCATCATCCCATTGAGGGTGATAATAGGTAGTACCTGAAATCGTATAAGAAGCACCATCCAATTCAGCTAACCTAAAATTACCATCAGCAGTTCTGATTAAAGTAACTGGCATCTTAGATCTTTTAAATCTTATCGTTCTTCCTGGCTGAGCACACTCTTCCCATACACCTTCACCATCTTTATCGTTGTTACCAAAGAACTTAACGTAGTGGTTGTCCTCGTCGGCTGCACTATTAACTACTTCGACGACCATACCGTGCTTGCATTGAGAAGGTAGATCTCCGACATCATTACATTTACCAGCTACTACATTTAGTAGTTCTCCTACTGGTGTTGATCCATTAAATACGGATGATCGTTTTATATGTAACCCTGTACCGATCTGTTTAATAGTAAACCCATTTCCTGTACTAGCTGTAGCACTACCAGTTATACCTTCTCTTATATCTCCAAGGATACTTTCAGCAGTTATAGTTGTCTCTGTATCAAATGGGGTTGGGTTTGGTCTAACGAGAGCTAGGTTTGCTTGAACAATTGATGTACTGGTTGCCTCTATTATAACCTTGTATTGAGCATCCTTAAGCCAAACATAAAAGTAGTCACCATCTTGCCAACCTTCTCCGCCATGTAGGAGATCGTGTGTTGTTGTATATCTCGCTTGATATGTAGTTGTCTGACTACTTCCAGATCCTTCTGTATAAGGTACTGATTGACCAGTAGTAGCTATACGGAAGTAAAGATTTTTTCTACCAGTCTGGGCACCAACACCTGCACCATCATTAAGTACGCTGACACTATATGAATAATTTACGTTTGTATTAGTTCCATTTGATTTAATACCACCAACGGCTCTATCATCCGTAAGACTTGTACCACTACTTATACTAAATATACGAGTACCTACATTAGGGGCATAGGCATCTCGACCATCTCCAGCACTTTCATCACACCTTTTAGAACCACCTGCACGGCTAGTATGATCATACATAAAACCATTAGTATCACAATAGTTATTACTCGATAAGTTCATCTCAACACGAATACGTGTAGCTGTAGTAACTGTTTCGGTGGTTGTATCGTCGAATAAATTCAGTGCGTACTGTTTTGCATAAGATATACTTTTTAATTCAACAAAAATTTCTTTCCCAAAATCTCCTAGTGGTTCAACGGTTGTATCCATCTCCGTGCTGATGGATCTATTTGTTATATAGGTAAAGTCGTTAAGGGTAAGTGTTTGAAGATCTTCGTCATTCGTATGTATTAGATATGTTTGATTGCCTATTCCATTAACGACATTCTTTTCTGCACCTGTTAAACAATCCCACATACGAACAGTCCCATCTTTATGAATCTGTCCTATGTATTGTTCATTCTCGTCTCGGTAGTAATGAAACCATTTACCATCGGTGGATGAATTTTTACTTCCATCACTCAAAGATCCCACAAACTTTCCAGCAGGTCTCTTAAGTAATCCTTGGGTAACGTCAGGTAGGGCGTTAACCATATCCTTAACTTGTCCAGGGATCTTATATTCATCAGGTTGTTGTGAAATACCTTGAGTTAAATTAGGAATAGTTTGTGTGATATTTGCCATTAGCGTGCTAGTGCGTTGTACGGTTGATAAGATCTATATGAACTTTCATGAGGCCAGCCAAAGAATGAATGATCACCCATTTCGCAGTCGTATTCAGTTGCATTAGCTCTGGTTGTTTTTTGATTTAATGTAAGTAACTTCACAAGGTCAGTACTAGATACCAACTGACTAGCGGCCCTTACGGCAGCGCAGGCTATTATGTATCTTTGAATAACTGGAGGTACGTCTACAAATGCGTATAGTCTGGTGATGTCGAAATAGAAATCTTTAGTGAAGACATCTGTGTGTAGAACATTGTCATAGATCTTTCCATTTCTTACTACGACATCTCTATTCCGGTCTACTTGACCTTCGTGGATATCCATCCGTAGATAGTCTTTTGGAACTAAGACCTGACCATTAGCATCACGTTCTACTTTTACATGATCCTCTTTATTGAAATGCCAACCCTCATTCTGGACATCCTTATTACATTCCATAAGTAGGTTATGTATTAAAGCAACCTCTGGGTTGCCTAAATTTAGATCCCCATTTGCTAGGGCAGTAATTGGCGATTGACCGATACTACCCAATATTGAGTTGACTGCGGATAGTTCTGTATCGCTTGCTTGTATTGAAGTAGTCATAAAAAAAAGGGAAGCCGAAGCCCCCCGTATAAATGTATAATTAAGCGTTAGCTGGATATGTAGCACCGAATGCTGCTGGAGCAGTAGTACCTGTATATAACTCAACTGCTGCTGCTGGGTTTAGGAAGTCGGCTCCCATTGCGAGACGTCCTAATATGACATCTCCCTGGTAGACCACTGATACGTCACCTGAAGTAACTTGTACTTGTGGACCGATAGCTTCCACAACTGCTGCGGCTTCCTTTTGGAAGATCAAACCACATGACTTAGCGAAGTCAGT